GTCGGTGCAAATCAAAATACTTACACTATGGCAGTCAAAAATGAAAAGTCATCTGGTGTAAGATTTGAAGATGAAGTGTCTGATGTGCGTAACAGATTAGACAAATTAATTAATAGGTCTAAAGAGCTTACCTCTATAAGACTAGAAAAAGAAAAGCAATTGTCTGAGAATGTTGTAAAGAACTTAATTGATTTACAAAATTCTTTATCTGATGCTTATAGTGAATTAGACGATATGTTAAATATTGCGTCTGATGAAAATAATGTTGATGATGAAATGACAAAGCTATGGTTACAAACTCAACAGGTGTTAGCAGATACTGCTGACCCAGAATTAATATAGGAGAAGTTTTAATGTCAAAACTTACAGAATTAAAAAATGAGTTAGGTGCTCTTAGAGATGAAGCACTAAAAGAAGCCAATGCAGATAATTTCAGCGAATTGGACCACGAGCAAAAACAAGCTTGGTTTGATAGAAATGCAAAAATGGAAACTCTTAGAGAACAAATTTCTGAATTGCAACAAGTTGAAAAAGCTAAATCCGTAATGGAAAGTGAAGAAGCAGAAGTTAAATCAGTTGAGCCTGTGTCAATACACGAGGAAAAAACTGAAAGACCAAAGACTTTAGCACAACAAATTATGGAATCAAAAGCATATACTGCATTTGTTGAAGGTGGCCAAAAGAACATTAACTCTGATATTAAGTGGAATCCATTATTGGAAACTAAAACACTTATGGATGAAGCATCAGCTTATCCTCCAAGAGTTGTCAGAAGTGACTTGATTGTTCCTTATCCACTAAGAAATCCTAATTCCGTTATTGACTTGTTCAGCACAATTCCAACTGACCAATATCAATACAAATATTTAGAGGAGACAACCTTTACAAACAATGCAGCAGAAGTAGCTGAGGCAGCCGCATTTGGCGAGTCTGCACTTGCTATGACTGAAAGAACTGAGAACATTAGAAAGTTCGGTGTATCTATTCCAGTTACTGAAGAACTTTTAGCTGATGTTTCATCAGTCCAAGGATATCTTGACTCAAGATTAAGAACAATGCTTAACTTGAGATTAGATAGCGAATTACTAAATGGTAATGGAACTGCACCTAATATTACTGGTGTGTTGAATAAGTCTGGTATTAATACCTTTGACTTTTCATCTTACGCAGGTAATTTAGGCAGAATTGGTCAATTGCACCAAGCTATTACTGAAATTAGAAAAGACGCATTCCTTGAGCCAGACGCAATAGTTATGCACCCAAGCGACTGGAACGATATAGTGACAGAAGTATCTACTGATTTTGCAGGTACTTCATCTGCAGGTTATACTGCTAAAAATCCATTATTCGTTACAGCTGGTAATTATCAATCTGGTGTATCACCAACCATTTGGGGATTGAGAGTTGTTCCTACAACTGCAATCGCTGCTGGAACTGCACTTATGGGTGTATTTGGTGGTGGATTAGCTGCTCACGTAGTTACAAGAGCAGGTATCTCAGTTGCAATGTCAGATAGTCATAGCGACTTCTTTACAAAAGATAAAGTTATGATGAAAGCAAGTATGCGATTAGGTTTTGCAATCTATCGTGCAACTGCATTCTGTTCAATAACAAACTTCTAATAGAGGTTAAAAATGGTATTATTATCGTCCTCGTCTTTTATAGGTGGGGACGATATAACCAAAGGAAAGAAAATGATTGAATTAAAAAAAGATGTTTATGAAAAAGACGGCAAATATGTCGAATCAAATGGTCACCCAAAAGAATGGGCTGGACAAGGTTGTCATAAAGTTGCGTCTGCAGGACAAGAAGTAGATGAAGTTACTTACAAATCCTGGAATTTAAAAGAAACAAAAGCAAAAAGTAAAACTGAAGATAAAGCTAAGTAGGTAGTCAATGGCTACTCAGTATGTTGATAAAGCAGATGTTAAAGCAAACATTGGTTTATCTGGTACTTCACAAGATGACAATATTGATAGAGCAATTGACGCTGCTTCTAGGTTAATTGATAATTATTGCGGTAGAGTTTTCTATGAAACAACAACTACTACTGTAAAATATTTTACACCGTATCACGAGGATTATTTATTAGTTGATGATATAGCAAGAACAACAGATTTAGTTATCCAACTAGATACAACAGATGACGGAACATACGACACAACCTTAACCGAG